CGATTTGTTCTGTAAGATCTATTTGGCTGATATCAATTCCAGTTGCATTCTTTAATGTCTTTGATATAGCTTTATCAGACATGTTCGTATTCTCTTTAATGAGATATAGCGCTGCAGCATACGAAGCCAATGTTGATTTGCCGAGAGGTACTTTGTTTATCAGACGTTTTAGGTTATACACCAACTTATGGAATAGGTTATATGCTCCCTTTTCTGTAGATGATTTAGGCTTCTTAAGTACCTTACCGTTAGAATCTAATAGACCTAACTCAAACGCCTTCGTCTTTTTCCACGGAGTAGTCAACAATCGAAGAAAGCGAAGTGAATAGAATAAGTCTGCTGTACGTAATAGTCCCATATTATAATGCCTGTAGTTTTTTTGCTAGTGTTAGATCGATCGTTACTTGACTGTATTTATCTTCGGGCATGTAACTCAGGTAAATTAAAAACGTTTTTATTGAAGGCCATAAATCCGGCTCGATCTTATGAAAGAGGATTCGAGTTGCAGCTGAAATATCAAATACGTTATATATTACAATAAGGTGATTTAATACAAGTCGTTCTTGTATGATGCCTGATTCTTTGTATCTTCGAAGAAGACGTAGCACATACTTAAATCGTGCTACGTCTTCTTTAAATTCTTGTACATCTAGGCAAGCTTCGTTACAATAATGCTTAGCTGCATATAGTTCAAAGTTTTCATTATTTAGTTCACTGAATAGCTTCATGTTCTATTTATGAACTTTAACGAACGTAAAATCTACCTTTCTCTACCACTTTACCGCCATTTTCTTTAGCATATTTTTTAGCTGCTCTCAAAGAGCGAAAGGACTGAGGCTTAGTGCTTTCAGTCTTTTCACTTATTGATTCTTCAATGATTACGTTATTGCCAATCAAAAGATCGGGAGCTTCTACGTTTACTTTTTTGGATTTGCTTTTTTTGGACATATTTAGTATTTCTCTATGTTTATGATTTTGTTTATACGAAATTATAATTCATCACTATCGTGTAAGAACAAACTTAACTTCTCTTGCTCCTTTAAAAAACTTCTTTAATTTTTCGTCATCTGGAAAAACAATCTCATCGTCTTCAAGCTGTTCAATTTCACCTTTATACTGAGGAAACTTTTTCTCTGCTTGTCTAATAAACGCTTTGATACCTCTTGGATTATGAACAACTGCTCGATTTTCGTTAACGCTTTCTTCAAGATCAACAGACTCAAACAATTCGGGGTAAAAATCTTCGATCTCATCAGCGTCTAGACCGTAAGCTTTGGATTTTAAGTATTTAAAGATGTCAACGTTTTTACCTGTTACGATAATTTCATTCTCATTATCGCCTCGACCTTGTTTACCCTTAAGCTTAAATTTCTTCATGTCCTTCAAAGCTTTGGCTGGCTCCATCACTTCGAGACCAACTGTTGATTTACCATTAGATGGTTTGATTGCTTCTTCAAGATCAACAGACTCAAACAATTCAGGATAGAATTCTTCGATCTCATCAGCGTCCAAACCGTAATAAGCAGATCTTAGATACTTAAAGATATCAGTGTTTTTGCCTGTTACAACAACTTCATCAGAATTTCGGCCTTTACCTTCTTTACCCTTAAGCTTAAATTTCTTCATATCCTTCAGCGCTCGCTCAGGCTCCATCACTTGGAGACCAATAGTTGATTTACCATTAGATGGTTTGATTGCTTCTTTAAGAGATTCAGCCAGTACAGCATCAACACTGCCACTTGGAACTGTCATTGGATTGTCAACCTTCATTTGCTTCAGACCTTTCTTAATAGCTTCAGCGCTATTATTAGCTTTAACATCAACTGTTTGACCCTTAAAGAGTTTACCAGCTTTCTTAGTGATAGTAACTGTCCACCATTTGACTGCTTCTTCAATCGATTCGTCAACTCCAGTCATCAATGCGCTAATTGCGTCTTTAACATTTTTAAAGTATTCAACGCCAGATGACATACCGCCATCAAACTTAATCTTACCCTTTTCGATAGAAAAATCAGTTACTGCACCTTGACCAAAATCTGCTGTATTTCCTTTAACATCAGCACCAAGTTTTTTTGCAGTAGCAAGAACTTTCTTCAGATCTGCGTTAGATGCTTCTTCGATTTCAACAGATTCTTTCTTACCAAGAATCTTTTCGGCCGCATCTTGTTCGATCTCTACAGGATATGTTTTACCATCAAATTCAAATTCATCTTTGCCAGCAAGCTTTGCTTTAGCAGCTGCTGCAGTAAACTCATTGCTTTCTTCAACATCTGTAGATTCCTTAACCTTTACCTTACGAACGAACTTCTTTTGGATTGCGTTCCACTTCCATTCTTTCTCGTTAAAATTCTTAAAGTTCTGAACTTGATCCCATTGGTCGGGAGTAAGAATGTTCATCTTTTCGAATGGTACTGTAGTTTCTTTTGCTTCGGTAAGTTCAACCTTTTCGATTGAGTGACCGGCCATAATGTTACTTACAGCGTTAGCGAGTGAACGTGGTGTGTCTTGAATATTCATAGTTGTTTTTGTTAAAGTGTTATTTATATTGAAATTTAATTTGATGGGATATCAAACATCCAAACGAATGCCGCGGCGATAGATCCAATGATTGCTGTCGTGATAGTCCATACAACTGACTTTATGGTTCTAGTTGTATCTTCTACGTGAGATAGATCACGTTCAATCAGCCTTAAGCGGTCGTCTTGATCGACCATTCTCTTGAGGATAATTCTAGTTGATTCTTCTTGAGCTGAGATCTTTTCTTCGGCTCTGGCCAAAGCAATGATAGCATCTGCCATCTTATCGATCTTTTCTTCAATTCGATCTAGTCGCGTTTTTTCGTTTGCGTTCATGTCATCCATATTCCCATGTTAAATCTGTTTTGGTGGTTATTCGAAAGAAGCTGCGACTTGCTTTCTTACTTCCGGTGATAATTCTTTAAAGTGATATAAGTTTACACTATCATCAGTGTGTACTTTACCTGTCATTACTTGGCCGTCAACTTCGTGTTGATCACCAGTCCATTCTTTTCCGTCTGCGGTATAATGACCTTCTGACTTCCATGTTGCTGCTTCTTCAAGAGCTTTAACTCCGAATCTAGGGAAATATCTATCCTTTCTCTTTTTCTCAACGTTAGCCGAATCGATAGTGCTCATATTAGCGAACATTTCCTTGGCTTTTTTAAGATCACTTGAAGAAATCTTAGCATCTTGATCTTTCTTCATGAGTGAATCTCTGAACTTAGTAGCGCCGGGTGTGGTCCTCAGTAACTCAATTGCGTGGCGAATATCACGATAAACAATGGCTTCTTCAAGAGATTCAAGCAACTTGAGCTTCTTTAGTTCACTCTTTACAACACGATCTGGTGCTTCCATATCAGCTGGTGCGTCGATTCCTATAAGAGCAGTAAGACCTTGTGTTAGATCCGCATTCTTGATCTTACCAGACTCAATCGCTTTAACAATATTCTGTGTAATAGTTTTGCGCTGTTTCTGCTTTACAGCATCGCTCATGATCACGATCTTTTCAACCCAAGACTTCAAAGATTCTTCACCCTTTTTAATAGAGTACATGCCTCTATGAGTTTTAACCTTGATTGCTTCTTCAAGATCAGTAGCTTCACCCAGCAACTTAGCCTTATTGTCGTTATACCATGCGGCGTCAGCTGGTTCAGCATTTCCGCCAATCTTAGCAGCAGCCATTTTAGCGCCTTGCCATTTTCTCCAAGACTTTGACGGGCTTAGTTGCTTTCCTGTTTTCTTGTCATAAATGATCCAATCAGCACTTGCTTCAAATATCTTATATGCTTCTTTGATTTCGCTTATAGTCGAATCAATACTAAACGTCTCAGTCTTAACAAACGCTTCAATCAAACCTTGATCATCTTCTTTAAGCGCAAGTGATGCTACTTTCTCTAGGCGGAGTGTGTTGAGGCTCTTCTTCTCTTCAACCTTCTCTTCAACGATCGCACCATCATCTGCTTCTTCAATCTCTTCTCCTTCAGGACGGCGAGAGCTCTTTTTGGGATAGATGATCTTAACAGGATTATTCGTAATGAAGATCAACTCTCCGTCTAAATCGAGACCAGCTGCAGTAGCATTTCCATTAACGTGATTCAACTTATTCATGACTCCAAGTTTAATCGATCCAGGTCTTACTGTAGAGATAAGCGTCTTTAAGTCATGCTTCTTAATAAGCTTTGCTTGTTTTGCTTTATCTCCGTTAGTTCGAGTCCATGCTTGTTCGAGCTTTTTGAAAGGTACAACCTTTGCCTCATGGAGCTCAATTGTATAGATAGCGGTGTTTGTGTTTAGTATTTTCATGTTTCCCATTTAAGATTAAGTTATTATATTTATAAAAATCTCACCCTCCAAATTCATGTCCAGCGACTCTTTTCATTTGTTTTTTATATTCTTCGAAGTTTGGTTTTTCTTTATACAATTTGATTGAAATGTTATCGCGTTCTTTACCCTTGATGCGCCATTTGTAGCCGCTTTCGAGGTGTTCAGGTTTAGTTACTTTAACTACACGACGTTTGAACCCATCTTCCCAAGTTTCGCTTTTACCTTCGCCTTCGTTGACTGATTCTTTTTTGACTTTAGCGGCTAAGTCTTTATCAGCACCGCCCCAAGTACCTTTGCTTTTTGAGATAAACGAGTTAACACGAGCAAATGCCCACTGCTGAGGTGTTGTTCCTGGGCGATGGCTTGTCTTATACGCTCCCATACCGCGATCAAATACGCTTTTTAGGACACTATACGCAATACCAGATTCTTCCGACTTCTTTTCAAGTCCTTTAATTTGTTTTTCGCTTAGTTGACCAGGTGTACCCTTTTTGTAGGTTTCAGCTGCTTTATCTGTACCATCTTCCAGTGCTTCTTCAAGCGATTGAATAAAATACTTATTGCCTTTACTACATACTACGTAATTAGATTTACGTTCTTGGATAGTAATTTCAACATTGCCGTTTGCGTATACAGTATCACCTTCGTTAAAAATAGCGCCTGAAATATACCGCTCACGCTTCTCAGAAACCGTTGGAAGTTGAATATGCTTCCGGAAGTTCGTCATTTCTTTTAGTCCCATTCTTTTACGAATGAGATTAAAGAGCTCCATATCATCACCGTAGTCTCTAGGTATTCCACTTGAGAATGCTTTAAAATCGCCAGCGGTTGCAGCTGCTCTCATTTTAGAGGCAGACATTCCAGAAACACCATCAGCATCTGGATCTCTTTCACCTGCCGATTGGAACGTGATAGTGTCGAATTCATAGAAGCCGTGTCTAGATTTAACACCATTAAACTTATTCAATAATGTTTTGAATTCTTTAATGCGATCTGATCCAACAATCATTGTAACATCAGTATAGCCTTGATCATATAGTTTTACCGCGATGTTGAATACTGTTTTTATCTTTTCATCAAGTATGATGTTGCGAGCGTACTTAGGAAACATCTTACGCATGATAGATACCTTCTCTTTGTATTTGAGAGGATCAGTATCAGGCTTGTTTGATTGTGATGCAAAGATCTTATAGTCACGTCCGCTTGCAATCTTGGTGACAGCTTTGATGAGCTTTTCATGACCGACCGTAGGAGGATTGAATCTACCAAATGTAAAAACTATCTCCTTCTTCTTCGCTTCTGTAAACTGCTTAAATGATTTCATTATTTAGATTTGACTTTTTTCATCTTAGATAGTTCATCGAGTCGACTCTTTCGCTTTTTTGCTTGATACGCAAGTAAGCCGTCAGGATCAATATCGGTTCCCGCCTGCTGTGTGTAATCTACAGTGAGGAAGTCTTTGAAATTTATCGGCAACTTGTTCATAATTCTATTTATATATTTTTGTTACTATCGCTCCCAACCCTTAATGGTATCTGGAGAAAAGTTGTTAGTTGAAAATTCTAGGCGGTCGACCAGTTTTACTGCGCCGTTAGAGGCTGTGTCGATTGCAACAAAGCCTTCAGACCCAGTAACCTTAAATCCGTTCTTAGTGCGAATGAATGTGTCAAGTTGTTTCACTTGATCTAGTTTACTTATGATAAGCAGCTTAGCATCAACAATCGCGTTCTGAAGTTGGTACATTAGATCAAGGTTTTTCTTATTCTCTTTTGAGAAGAACTTCATTTCCTCTTCGTGCTTTGCTGTAACGTTTGCTTTGCCCTTATCGCTTGAACGTTTTTCATATTCCTTCTTAAACTTCTCATCAAACCATGTGATAAGATCTTGAACATGCTTAGTCGTATTTCCAATGCGTTGTCCTTTACGAACAAGAGTATTATTGAATGTCTCAAGTTTAATTGCAAGAGCTTGATTGGATTCAAGTTCTTTAAGAGTTGAGCCCGCGATCTGTTGAAATATCTTTCCAGCTTTGGCAAGTGCCTCAGATACTTGTTTTGTTCCGCTCGCAGATAGAGTCGCTTTACCTGAAATATCTCTGAAGTTAGCATCTTGATACCAGACAGAAGCTTTCTTTTTGAGGCCTTTTAAATCAACCTTAAAGGATGCTTTCATTGATTCAAAGTCTTTTCCTGTGTATGTAGTATGCCATACAACACCGAGATTCGCCTTCTGTATAGTTTTAGCGAGTGCTGATTTCGCAGGTACCGCATAAACAATAGTGTTAGGCTGAAAGGTTATATACTTCTCACCGTCGATTGATTCAGTTGCTAAATCACCTTTAGTAAACATGATATCACCTTGAATCACGTCTTTAATACCAAGATCTTTCAATTCATTAAATGCAATCACTAGCTTTTCTGCAAGATCTCCTGACGTGTCAGCTCTTACTTCAGCTTCTGACTTATACACCTTAGGATCTTTATTGAAGATACCTTTCTTAGCAACAAAGAATTGGCCATCTTCTGGATCGATACCAGCGAAGACGGCAGGTGCTCCATCCCATTTGACAGTTACGTCAGTAGAGGAACTAGTATTTCCTGCTAGCATATCTCTTAAAGAGCGGAGAGCAAAGATCGCTTCTCTCGTTCCTTTGACACCGCCATAGATGACTGCATCCTCAAGATGTTGCATGTGAGTATTCTTACCAGCTTTGGAAGCTTCGGCTAGATATGTTTTAAATGTTTTCATCTTAAATTCTTTAATTGGTTTGCCGTTAGGCTCTTCAATTTCTAATACTAAATTAGTATCGCCTACTTTATAAATTCTATGGTATTCCATTTTTGAAATTTTTAAAACATCACCTTCTTTTAACTCGTAAGGTACAGCGTTATCCATTTGAAACATCCATCCATCACCTTCTAGTATTGTAATAACACGATCTGCTCGATCACGGTGCCAAACCAATTCATCTGATTCAATGTTAGATTCAAATGTACGAATCTTTACTTTACCTTTTGTCTTATCTGTATATGGTTTACTCATATTACCAAAAAAAGGATCCTCCGCCTTTTAGACCAAGCTGTGATGCATATCGTGGAAGATTGCAGGACCAATAGCCTGGCTTTGTTTTATCTTTCTTTAAATGGCATTGGTGTCTAGCAGCGAAAGATTTGCGAGCTGCTGGATCATCGATCTTAGCCTTAAGACCAGATGTGTCACCAAACTGAACCTTGATTACGTTCCCCTTGTCATTCTTAACGTAGACAAAAAATTTCTTTTTGCCACCACGCTTTGGATCGTTCAATTCAACTTCCTTGCCCTTATATTCTGCTTCAATCAATGGATGATCTAATGGTACTTCTTTACCTTCATGCATTGCAAGCTCACCAATATCTGTTGACATAAGATACTCGTCGAATTCATTCAAAGGATTCACCGCGGATTCTTTCATCTGTCTTGCGTGACAAAATAGTTTATAATAATTCTCCGAGTGTGGTCGAAAAATGTTATGTGCTAAAGGTATTTGATTCTCTCTATGGAATCTTAGTGCTGCGTCGAGTTGACTCATTATTTTTCTGTTAATTTTATGTATGCGCTAGAGTCGGAGGTTGAACTACCAGCATAGTTAACAAGCTGAGTGACAAACTGATCGGCCTTCTTGCCTCCAGCAGCTAGAATGTTAAGAACGTGCAATCCTCCGAGTTTGCCATGAACCCAGACATCTGCTCCCTTTTTCAGCTTTTCAAGTTCTTCAACAACTTGATCAATAGAGATTGTCTTATCGTGTTTTTGTAGCATCGATGTAAAGTTCTTAAGTGCCTTTGTATCACCTGCTACGACCGCTTTAGCTTCCTTCTTCAGGTCGCTATTCTTAGGCAAGAGGTTTTTTCCATAGACTCTATAAGATGCATCCTGCATTACTCCCCAAGATGCACCACCACCACGAGCGCCTTTACCTTTAATCTCTACTTTGTGAGAACCAAAGGCGCTGTTGGCGCTTAAGGTCATGTAACCGCCTTGAAAGTCTACAAAATTAGATTTGGTTGTATACCATTCACCTTTTGACACCGACTTGACACGGCCACCCGTAAATTTATGATCAGCTGTCACAGGAGGTCTCACTACATTTTTCTCAATGCCAACAACTGCTCTAGAAACCTTTTTGAGCGAAATACCAACTAATCTTTTTTGAAGGTATAAATCTAAAATATCATTATTAAGACCTTCTACCGAAGCTGTATCGAGTTCATTTATACTGAAACCTTTTTCTTCTGCCCAAATATCTCCAGGATTCCACTTATCGTCCTTAAGTGGTTTAAACCCGTTATTCTTAAACGCAGTGTCTTTAGAGGAATAAATCGCCTTCATGAGTTTATCATCTCTATGAAAAATCATACCCCTTTCAATGATTCCCTTGTCCATAGCATACTGCGCAGTTAGATAAGATGACATTTTCCAACTATCATCAATCGCGAGGATTTGTTTAAGACTCGTGCCTCCAACGCTTACAGACTTAAACGCTTTAGTAAGAACATTATCAGTGAAACTTTCAATCGGCATAGCAGATCCAATTTCCAACATGGCAGCCATCCATACACATTGTGCAGATTCACCAATTGCTGTTTGCTTTGTTCCACCACCAGCTCCTGCGCCTCCACCGAATTCTTTAGTTTTAAGTAGAGCAGACGAAGAAATTGTTTTACCGTCGAGGCCAGTTAGATCAAATGCTTTACCATCTTTCTTAAACTGTTTAATAGAAGATAAGGCGTCTTCTATATTGGCCACTGTTATTTTTCCACCCTTTTTAAGCTCTAATGGAATTTGCTTTTTAATAAGATCTGCGAGTATGTCAGCACGATCTTGACCATTATAAGGACCAGCAGTAGCAGACTTCTTTAATTCTGCAGGTGATAATTCTACAGCCTCAAGTAAAAACGTTTGAAAGGATTTTAGCGTATTAAGCATATGTTTCGATCATGCGAGTGAGTTCAGATTCAGAGACACTTACGCCAGACTTAATAGTACCAGCCATCATGTTTAAAGCACGGGATAGTTTTCTTAAATTGGCAGATTGTTTAGACTTACCTTTACGTAGCATGTCGACAACTGACTTACGTGTCTTTAAGTCCAGATCGAAATCACCATCCAACTTAATCTTACCAACAATGGTTTCCATGAAGTCATAGATCTCAGTTTCAGTAGGGTCAATCTCGATCATAAACGCTCGAGTACGAAGAGCACCATCAGGATCAAGTTTGTCCATCTTCAAGTTCGAGATAAAGATAACCTTACCCGTGAAGTTGAAGTAACGTGGGATCAAATTGGCATCGATCAATTCTTGAGGATCTTCGTATTCGTCAGGTTCAACAACGTTCTTCCCCATCTTATTCCAAACCAACTTGCGAATCTTCTTAGTATCAGTAGCAGCTTTAAAAATGTTACGTGCTTCTTGATCTTTCAGTGCATCATCAGAATCATCGAAAAGAATAATACCGTCTTGATTCTTAAACAAGAGTGAGTAGATACCTGCAGCAGATGCTGTACCAGTGTTCTTAAAGTAACCATTACCATCAGACAAACCTGCATCTTTTAGTACCTTTTCAACGGTGAATGTCTTACCAATACCACCGCGACCTGCAATGAAGAGTGCGTTCGCTGCACCAGATATTGTCATCTTAATCAGATTCTCTAAGTCAGCCAATTGCTTTTCATAATCCAATCGCTCACGGCTTGCTTCTAATTCGTCAAGCTGAGGATTATGTGAGTATGTTTCTTTAGAAGTTCCTGAGCGGACAGTACCACGGGTTGTGCCGATCGCTGATAGAATTTCGCTCCTTTGAGAAAGAAGTTTCTTAACATCTGCAGCACTTCCAGACCAATTATACTTTCTTCCATCCTTTGCAATGATAGCTGGATTTCTAGCTTCCATTTCGTCGAAGATTTTTATACCAACCGACTTCCAAACTTTAAACACCTTTTGCTTTGTAAAACCTGGGCTTGAGATAAGAGAAACTACATTATCATATGCATCTTCTGGATTAACTGCTTCATTCAACTCTTCGCATTCTTCGCCGTCTTCTAGGCTTTCGTTGAGAGGAGCACCCATTGGGTATGTTACAAATTTGCCAGACTTTACCTTTCCAGCTTTGATCATATCAGCAAGCTGTGGAAGAATTTGTACTAATGATACATCTTTTTC